TTATAAAAAATTTCCATTTTTATTAGAAAAAATGAGTGAATTATTAAATAAACATATTTTTGTTAAAGGTTTTGATTTGGATTTTGAAGAAAGTCAATTTCAGTTTACCGAGTATCACCCAGGCGGACACTTTGATTGGCATAGAGACGCTCACGGTAAAAAAATAACGGATTATGATAGATATTGTTCGTTAGTGATACAGTTAAATGATGAGTATGATGAGGGTGATTTACAAATAAAAGATGAACAAAATCAAACACTAACAGTTGAAAAAGGTACAGGAAATTTAATATTATTTTTATCAAATATCGAACACAGAGTGGTTCCGGTAAAAAGTGGGATCAGATATACCTTAGTTAATTGGGTTAAATTAAAACAAAATAAAGATTATAAAAAAACATTATTATAGTATGAAACTAAATTTAAAAGAAATTTTTAATGCTTGGTATAATGTTATTGATCATACACCTGAACAAAAGGAATTAGCAGATAAAAGGTTTGCTATATGCTTAGAATGCCCCTCTAGAAAAGAAATATTTGAAGGTAAACAATGGTCTTTAAAGTGTGGCGAATGTGGTTGTCCATTAAGTGCAAAAGTTTATACAAAAGCGACATATATTAATAGAGACGGATCTTGTCCACTTAATAAATGGAAAGAAATTGAAATGGAGTATCTAGAAAAATATAGTGATACAGTTAACTATAAAGTTAAAAAAACAATTATTTAGTTATAGTTTAGAGAGTACTTCAAAAAATAAATAAGTTATTATGGCAATTATTTGGACATTCGGAGATTCGTTTACCGCGGGAGATGGATGTGTAGAAAATCTCGGAATTAGAGACGGTGAATTTAAATATTATAGAGAGTATAAAAAACCAGATAGTGATATATGGCCAAATATATTAGGTAAAACGATTGGGTACGATGTAAAAAATTTAGGTAAAAGTGGTGCAAGTAATGATTATATTTTAGATTCAATTATTGATTATTTTTTTACAATGGAATCTGATGACGTGGTAATAATCGAAAAAACATTTTATCAGAGATTTGATGTTCCTAAATTAAACAGTAATGAATTTCACACACAATACGGTGAAGGACTTTATACACTCTCGATTGATTTAAAAACAAATAAGTACAATAAAGATAAATTGGAAATTGAAACCATATTGAATTACGGTACGTTGTTTGCGGATAACCAATTGTTCAAAGAAAGACAGAATAAACGATTTAGGTTTATCGAAACATTATTAAATACAAAGGTAGATAAAATTTTAATTTGGGATGTTGAAAGTGATTTAAGAAAATCAATCGAAACAATAGGTCAACACACCGAGGGTAAAATAAATGATTATCATTTTAGTTTCAATGGTCATAAAACATTTAGTGAGTTTTTATTTAAAAAATTATACACTAAACCCTCATTAATTTAGTTTAAAATGCTAGTACATAAAAAATTTATTTTCATAAGTTTACCAAGATGTGCATCAACATCATTTATGATTACGTGTCTTAAAAACAAGATACCTATAGAACATCTTAATCCAAACAATGACAATCAATTGATTAACATTGATGAGTGGGAAAAAATGAATAATGAGCAAATAGCGGATAGTTTAATACATGCACATGAACCATTATATAAGTTACAAGATAAGTTTGGTACAAACAATCCAATCATTTCAATAAGACGAAACAAATATGATAGATTTTTATCTTTATGGAAACATATCATAGATGAACTACACAGAATTAAAAAAATTGAGATTGCGGATATATTTTCAAAATTAACAACTAACGACATATTTGATAATATCACACCCAACGACATTTATAATTCTGAAAATAGATATAAAATTATTGAAAATTTTTTAACTAAGTTAGAAATAACACAAGAGGAATCCTACACTAAAAATATGTTAGATATATTGTATACGCCAATAGTTGAACTAACAAATAATGATCCAAATATTATTTGGTTTGATATTAATAATTTAGTGGAACTAGAGAATTGGGTATCAAATAAGTTAAATACTGATTTTAGAATGGAAAAGATAAATTCAAGTAAACATTTTAATTCTGCAATTGAAATCAACGATGAATTTAAAGAAAAATATGACAATCTTTATAAAGAATTTGACCAAAGAAAAATATATAAAACATTAATCTAAGTGAATAATAAAGTTGATTTAAAAAATTATTTTTGTAGTGTACCGTTTACATCATTAGAAATACACAATAATGTTTGTTTTGTTTGTTGCCCATCTTGGTTACCAAATAAGGTTGAACTTAGTGAAATTCCATTAAAGGATGTTTACAATAGCGAACCAATCATTGATATTAGAAACTCAATATTAGATGGTTCATTTAGATATTGCAGTAAAGAGCTTTGCCCTTATTTAAGTAAACTAGTGAAGTACGGTGTGGAATCTGGTCCAGTTACTTTAAAATCAAATTCAAATATTAATAGTTCTATTGTAAAAAACAATGTACCAGATAATTTGGTCATGAATTTCGATAGAACATGTAATTACAAATGCCCATCATGTAGAGTTGATTTAATAGTTGAAAATAGTGAAGGTATAAAACGTGTTGAAAAAACAATAGAGGAGATTGACAACAATTACTCACAATATGTAAAAACATTGTACATTACTGGATCTGGGGACCCGTTTGTTTCTGTTGGGTTTAGAAACTATCTAAGAAATTTTAACCCTAAAAAATACCCGAACTTAAAATCCATACATCTTCATACAAACGCGTCTATGTGGAATAAGGAAATGTGGGATACTATGCCAAACATACATAGATATGTTCATTCTTGTGAAATTAGTATAGATGCTGGCACAAAAAATACCTATGAAAATAAGACCAGGTTGGGTGGTAAATGGGATAATTTAATTGATAATTTAAAATTCATAAGCACTTTGCCTATATCAGTTAAAACGTCATTTGTTGTTCAAGATTCCAATTACATGGAAATGGAAATTTTTTACAACTTAATGTATTCAATTTTTGGTAAAAGAGTAAATGTATTTTTTGGTAAAATAACTAATTGGGGGACATTTTCAGAAGGCGAGTTTAAATTAAAACAAGTATGGGATGTGGAACACCCAGAACACATGTTATTTAAAAAAGAGTTTAATAAAATATGGAAAAATGAAAATCTTTTTCATAATTTATACGAGTTTATTGATAACACAAATAAAACTTTAATATAATGAAAATTTTGTTAATAACCTTACCTAGAACAGGTTCCACCTCATTATTAAAAAGTTTATCGGAAGAATATAATTTAAAATCAATAAGTGAACCGTTTAATTTATCTTCTAAAAATATAGAAGAATATAAAAATTTTGACTGGGAAGCTGCGGACGGAATATGTGTCAAAACTCACATAAATCATAAAGATATACTATTCTATTCAAATTTAGTAAAACTATTTGATAGAGTAATTTTGGTATCTAGAAAAAATTTAAAGTTATGTGCAGAAAGTTTATCATATGCAAATCATTTTAAAAATTTTAGCGAAAAATACGAATGGGTTAACACCCCAAATTTAGTGGACAATATAAAATTAGTAAAAAAATTTGATGACGATTTAAAAAAATTATCAGAATTAATCAATATTGATGTATTGTATTATGAAAATTTGTTTGATGTAAATTCTGAAAATAGATTAAGAAAACATGATATTAAAAGAAAAAATCTTATTTAGTAAAGAAGAGTGCCAATCTATTATTTGGGGTAAAACCAATAACATAACTGATTGGGATATGAATGATAGAAAATATTATTCAAAACCAATAAATTACGATGATAGTACAAAATGGTTATTTGAAAAACTTAAATGTTTTTTTGAAACAGGAAACGATATTGAAATTATAAACTTTAAAAAGCCAATACATTTTCATAAGTTTGTAAAAGGTGATTGGTTTGGTAAACATAATGATGAAAGGGATAGTCGGTTATACGGTATTGGTGTTTTGTTAAATGATGATTTTGAAGGCGGGGATTTTAAACTATACAATCCCGACGAAGTAAAATTAGATAAGGTAATTGGAAATACTTATATCTTTGATGTTAAAATTGATCATGAAATAACCCCAATTATAGAAGGTGAAAGATATTCCTTACTATGGTTTTTACAAAACACTGACATCAAAGTAAATAAAGAAAAATTAATATGAAATCTATAAAATTTTGGAATAAAAGCGGTTTCGATGTTGCTACATATAAATGGAATTTATCTGAAAGACGTAATAAAACATTTAATGGGTCTGGTTCGGATAATAGTGAAACGAACACGTATACATATAATGAACTAGGGTTCAGAGGCGATTCAATATACAAGGATGGTTTTAGAATCATGTCTGTTGGTTGTTCACATACCGAAGGTGTTGGTGTAAATGACTGGGAAACTTGGCCACATATATTCTCTAGGTTAATCCCAAATGGAATCGATTTAAACGCTGGGTTTGGTGGCAGAAGTAACGATTACATAGCTAGGTGTGTTGTATCCTTAATTGACACCTTTAGACCCAATCTGGTTAATCTAATGTACACATATCCTTCAAGAAAGGAATATTACAAGTTTAATGGGGATTTAGAACCATTCCATATGACACCCTGGGGATATTTCAAAGAAGATTCGGAAGGTATTGATGAATACAAAGCAATCGCCAAGATAACTCACGATGAAAATGATTTGATTAATTGGTATAAAAATCATTTATTAATAACCAATTTCCTATCACTAAGAAAAATCCCATATACTTGGAATGGTTGTTTTCTAATGGATGATGTTATTTCGGATAAACATCGTTTTGATGGTGATTATGGTAACTTCAGAGAGTTCTCCGTTGATGGTAAGCACGCAACAGGAAAACACAATGAAGAATATGCCAAAAAATTATATGACTTCATTAAGAAAAACTTCCCAACATATATCCCTTAGGGGCTTGGTTTTCTCGCAAATTTTTCTTATTTTAGGTGTCAATGAATATTCTAGCACACACATCATTTATTGGTACTACCGGGTACGCCAATCATGCAAGGTCATTCTTCTGCGCTTTAAACAAACACCATACCGTAAGGGTTAGAAACCTTACCATTGGTAATAGTTGGAACGAGTATAATCCTAAACCTCACGAAGGTGAGCCATATATCACTGAAGAAATGAAGGAGATGTTAACCCTTCAAACCTTATTTAATAATGATGGGTCAACTAGTGATTATCCAATCTACAATTTTAAAAAAGAATTTGTTCCAGATGTACACATCGTACTAGTTGAAACAAATAACATTTATTTTTATCAAGAATACAAAGGTTATAAAATTGCTTATAATGTTTGGGAATCAACATTATATCCCGAGGATTTTTTTAACCGATTATTTTACTTTGACGAAGTATGGGTTCCAAGCAAATGGCAGTTTGATTGTTTAGTTGCTCAAGGTTATCCCGCTGAAAAAATTTCTATTGTACCAGAAGGTGTTGATATTGAGGTCTTTAAACCAATTAAAAAATTTTCACAAAGAGAAAAAACACGATTTGTTTATTTTGGTAGATGGGATTATAGAAAAGGGACCACAGAAGTTCTACAAGCATTTGCTGAAGAATTTAAAGACGAGGATGATGTGGAGTTGATAGCATCTGTTGAGAATCCATACCCTTATGATGGGTTAAAATCTACCGAAGAACGTGTTAAGGTTCACAACATTGATACTAAAAATATTAAGTTTGTTAACTTCCCATCCAGAGATGAATATGTAAATTATTTACAAACAGCACATGTATTTTTATCATGTGCTAGAAGTGAAGGTTGGAATCTACCGCTTATTGAAGCCATGGCTTGTGGTACACCGGCCATATATTCTAATTGGGGTGGTCAATTAGAATTTGCAGAAGGTAAAGGTGTTCCAGTATCGATTTCAGAGTTAAGACCAGCAAATAAAGAACATAAAGATTTCCCTGGAGATTATTGTGAACCTGATTGGGATGATCTTAAAAGGAAAATGAGACAAGCATATGATTATAACACAGCAATGTGGATAAAATCAGTTAGTGATTCCAAAGAAATTCATAAAAAATTTAATTGGGAAATCATTGCTGAAAATGCCTCTAAAATAATCAATTCCAGATTCAAATCGTTTGCGTTTGTTACAACCGGTAATTTACAATACATGCCGGTGATAGAGAAAATGGTCCAATCATTATTGGAATTCAGCAATCAAAAAGTAATTGTTTACGGTGTTGATTGTGAGGTTCCATTTGATTACCCTAATGTTATTAAGAGAACAATAAACCCACCAAAAATTTCAGAACACGATAAGTGGTATTGGAAACAATGGGCTTGTTTGGAATCATTAAACGAAGATTTTGATTATTATATTTGGGTTGACGGTGATGTTGTTGTTAATTACAATATCGATACCGTTACAAAATATTTCAAACATGTTGGTAGATATCCATTGTCGGATATACATGTTCAAGAAGAATTCTTTGGAACATATGATAATGGTAAAACGCAATTGTTCAATGAAGAGTTAGCTAAAAGATGGGGAGTTGAAAAACAACAACCATACATGCATATTTGTTTTTACATTTATAATCAAGGTTCAAGAGGTTTTTTTGATGGTATATTGGGATATTATGACACAATGATGAAAGGTAGCCCTGAAGATTATAAACGATATTTTTTATGGAATGATGAAGGTATTGATAATGCAATAAGATGGAACCACGGTTTTACTAATCATTTACCTATATCAAATTTTGACACATCATCATATGATGGGGATGAAGGGTTTATTGATAAAACGTTACATCAGTTTTATAAGTTCTGGAATGAGGATGGACCACAAAACTTCAATAGAATATTTGGGTATCAATTTATACCAGAAGATAAATCAAACATATTATATTTTCACGGGAATAAAAATG